CACCATTTTTAAATGTTCTAACATTGGTAGGCTTTGGGCCTTTGTTACCTGCTGCTCTCTTTCTTTTCACTGCACTCTTCTTTTGTGATGAACTCATCTTTGCTGCTTTGGCTTTTGGAACACACTTAGGATGTTTGCCATCTTTTTTGCGTGATATATCAACCCATTCTTCTTTTAACCATTGTGCAAGTTGTCCCATTATCTTTGCCTATCTTGTCTAGCTTGTCTTCCGCCACCTACAAGTCCGCCGTTCTTCATTTTCTTTGCTTTAGATTTTTTAGCATAGTTGGGATCTTTACAATATTTAGATGCAGCTAAGTTTGCATACGCAGAAGGGTATACATCAAAAGTTCTTTTTGCCCAAGCCTTACCAGAAGGACAAATTTTACCACCGCTTTTTGCTTTAGCCATTTAACACTTCCACCTTTTACGTGCTTGTCTTAATCTTGAGTTAGGATCTTTAGCTGCTTTAGGAAACTTCTTCATTTGCCCTGCTGATCTCGCACAGTAAGACTTTCTTCTTTTGGCTGCTTTACTTCCTTTTTTAACTTTTCCTGTAACCGCTGTTTTTAATTTTGATCCAGGATTTTTTCTTTTATATGCCGCTACTCCTTTTTTAGTCATCCCCGCACCAGATTTAGTCTTTCTATAATTACCACCTTTACCTGTAGTACGTCTTATAGATTTCTCTTTAGTCGCCATTACTTTTTCTTTTGAGAACGTTTTATAGCTTTTGCGGTAGGAGCACCTTTAGCTCCTTTTTTACGCATAGGTTTACCTGCTTTTTTCTTTTGAGCTATGTTATACCATAAGCCTTTCTTAGCTCTTTTACCGTCTTTAGTTGTGTGATATTGACTTCTATTAGCCATTACTTTTTACCTTTAGCAGTTACTTTAGCTTTGCCAGACAAATCTTTAAAATGGAATAACTTCATGCTTGCTTTAGTATGAGTTTTACCTGTATGTAAAGTACCGTTAGCCATTTTATGAGAACTGCCTTTATGCTCAGCTCCGTTTCTTTTATAATGTTTTACACCTTTCATAAGCTATCCTTTTAAAACTCTATCCTTTAGTCTAACCGCTCTTGGACCTACTTGTATAGCCCAACGGCTGTCTATCATTTCAACAGCTGCTTTATCCCAATCTTTATCTTGCATCGCAGATAAGAAATTCTTAAACTTCATTAACCTATTAATGCCTAAGTTAAAAGACATGTTAGCCATAACCAAAATTAAATCACTCGGTAAATCTCTCCACCAAGGCATGTTTCTATCTAAATCATCGAAAACGTTCTGTATATCTTTTTCAAAACATTCTTTAATACGTTCTTCAGAAACAGGTGTTCCCACGTCTTGTCCGTGTTCAGGGTCTTCTGAAAGAACTAAATGCCCTATACCAAAAGTTGGATAACCCAGATGATCTAAATACACTTTATTTATACATCCCTCATCGAAAGTTAATTCTTCTCTTAATTTATCTATATCCATAGTAGTTCTCCTTATGTATACCATTGTTCGGTTCCATAGCTTGTTGCTATATCTCCTATTATTACTGTTGTTGCTCCGTCTAATGAAACTGAAACTTTCCCTAAAGAAGCTACAGCCTGTACTCCATTTTCTGTACCTTTGTAAATATCTACCCATTGTGCTCCTGTCCATAATTGTAACTGTTGGGTAGTTAGGTTCCAAATAACGTCTCCAGTATTAAACTTATTACCGTCTCGTTGGCTTTGGTTAACGTTTATTGTTTCTCCTATACGTACTCTACCTAAACTTAATTCTAAAATTCTTACTAGTCTATTAAAAAGTAAAGCAGCCGTAACCGAAGTAACAGGTCCTGTAGCGTATGGTAACTTTGTTTCTAATAACTGAGGCACTATCTTTTGCCGTCAGGTTTAAAGTCCATACGAGTAGCTCCAACTCTAAACGAAGTACCTATGTTAGTAACATCCGCATCGTTAGATTGGACACGTAACACAGCTTGTCTTCCACGTACACGTGTATCTATTTTAGTTGTTACTGAAGTACACGCCGTTGTTAAAGAAGTTATTAAAGATTCTCCTGGAAAGTTTCTTCTTTTTAAAACAATATCTAAAGTTTGACCATCGCTTCCTAAATCTCCTTCTCCTGTAAATTTAATATCAGGAATTATTCGACTTATTGATTGAAAATCTTCTCCTGCGGGATCAATATTAAAATCACTTGATTCTATATATACATCAGTCATTGCAGAACCATCGTCATCGTAACCTGTTTCATGATCATAAAGATAACCTATATAATCAACGTCTGTAAAAGTTGCTTTAGGACTAGGAAAAACGCCTTCATCTAACCAACAACTTCTAGAAAGTTTTCCTATAGTCCATACGTTTTCTTCGTAATTAAATACAACATATCTATCAATAATGTTTGAAGTTCCCGAACAATAAAACCAACCTACTTCATCAAAAGCTTTATTTACAAAACTAAATATTTGATAACTTTGTGTTTGGTTTAGATCGGTAAATACATACTCATCTACAGTACAAGGTACTTGTTGTATACCTCCCGTATAAGAATAAAAACCTTTTTTATCCATCCAAAAAACACCTTTAGGGGTATTTACCGCCGCATTAGGACCAACTAATCCAACACCTTCGTTAACTAAATTAACTGCAAAAACAAAAGGCTGACCTACAAAAGACATTGAATATAACGAAGTATCCGTCCAAATTAAAGTTTCCTGTCTAGCTCGTATAGCCCCTACGATAGATGACCCTGCAGAAAGTCTAAATGATCCTGCCGTATTAGTAGCACGAGGTTCCCAGTCTTCTGCGTTTTCTTGATCACTCCAAGCAACAAGCATAGGATCAACTACGTTTGTTCTAGTTACTCCTGACGGGCTTATAGCGTCTGCTCCAAAACAAATAACATGTCTATCGATATCAGAAACCAATACTTGTAACGCTACGGTAGGAGCTAAATTAGAATTAGTTAAGTCAGAAAGAGCTACAGCTCTATTAGATACTCCTCCTCCTACATCGTGATAAAAAACACCTGCTCCACGAACATTCATAATTAAATCTTCGCCAAAGTTATCGTGAGACCAGATACGTAATTGACTGTTCGCTCCTAAAGCAGATACGCTGCCCCAAGTTCCTGCACCCCAGTAGTCAGATCCCCAACCTGTTGAAGGAACGTAAACATCTAAACCTACGCCAATTTGATAAGCAGCGTCAGCTGCTGAACCTCCGTTACCTGAATCACTAGAATTGGCTGTAACCGTATTGCCGCTAGTATCTTTAGCGGTAAACGTAAAAGTATTTGCTGTAGGTGCTGAAGTTACTTGATATTCTTGATTTAATACTTCAGCCGTAATAGTCCCACCTAAACTAACTGCTCCCGATAATGTTACAAAATCATTAAGTTGAACTTGGTGACTACTATCAGTAGCGGTTATAGTCGAACTGCCGTTAGTTGCTGCAAAAACAATACCATTAGTTGTAGTAGCTCGTATAGGGGTTATATCGTAATAAACTTGTCCTTCTACCGCGTAATATTTCCAAGTTGTTCCTAACCCAATAAACCTAGTTCCATCGTTATCTACCCAAGCATGTATTGCTCGTGCTGTTGATAGAAATGTTGTTCCCGTAGCTTTAGTCCAACCGCCTATTTTTTCAGGCAATCCTTTACGGAATCTCATTAAGTTAGAATCGAACCAACCTCCTGAATTAGAATACTCAGTACCTTCTTTGTTGATTCCTGGTGTGAATATATATTTTTGTAAAGGCATTACGCACTCCTAGATTAAAAACTTAGTTAATACTATTGAGCCAAGTATAAACGGGTATACCCCCCAAAGCAGCATTTCTAACTTTTTAAATTTAGCAGAACCTTCGTCTAAACGTTTTTCAATAAACTCGTAACGAATAGCACATTCTCTTTCGTGTGCATTTAGTTCTGCTAATGCGTCCTTTACCGTAGGCATTATTTTTGTTTAGCTTTACCTATATTTAAGGCTAACAAATCAATAAATTTATAAAATTTACCAATCCATTTATCATCTTTTGGTGTTGGTGTTGATGCTGCTATTAGTGAAGCAACCGCAATTATTGTAGTAATCCACATTATTAAATCTATCACTTTTCGTCTCCTGTTTCTTCTTCTGTTAATACTTCGTTTGCAATTTCTTGTGTAGACGCTATAAAACTATTTTGAAAAACAGTCATAGCCGCTACAATTTGATCTAAATCAAATTTCAATTTAGCTTCTTTATTTCTTAAATCAGTTATTTGGTTAGCAAGATATTTTTGGTTATCAGTCATTTCTGATTCTAAAATTTCTTTATTCCCAACTATTGCTTTATTATCGTTTTCTTTATTACTCATTTAGTTTGCTGCTATGTAATCTGTTCCAGTAGTAACTGCTGCAACGTGTGTAGTTTTTTTACTACCTGCTGCTCCTTTTACATTTGGAGTATCGTCACTAGCATCTGAAGCGTCTGGTTCGTATAAAAGTATTGTAGATAAGTGGTCTACGTTTCTTTGAACCATCTCGTTTATTTCAGCTTGTGTCATTCCTGTAACTTCCCAACTTCCAGCTTTTACACCGTCAATTAAGTTTACGCTATCAGTTCCTGCTGCTAAACATTCTGTTACTGTTTGTGCCATTCTATTCTCCTTTTAGAG